AATCGAGTCTCTCCCACTCGGTCACCACAAACAGGTTTGTGTAGTAATACTCGGGCGCGCTGTCAGGCGTGCGCTTTAACTGCAACTTGATTTTCATGTTTCTCCTATGTCGGCTTGGAGCCGTTAATTACGGGTTAGTGACGTCAATTGTCAACGAGCCACCCATAAACGTGATGTCATAGGTTGACAACTCGCCTAGGGATGCGTTGATAATTGGCAAAGACTCAAGGTAACAATCAGTCAAAACAAACCTTGGGTTTGTTGCTGAATCCACAGCTGATGTTGGCTTAAGCGTGATAATGGTTTTTGTGCCAACCAAAGGCTGCAATGTTGCGTAGGTTTCGCTTGATGCAAACGATGCGTACATTGTCAAAGTCACTTCGTTGTTGACCAGTCCTGCGGTGTAGGTGCGCGAATTGGTGCCAAACGCGGTGTCTTCCAAAGCCTCAACCAAATAGGTCAAAGTTGCTGCGCTGCACATGTCCGTCAAATCAACGCTGTTGATGGTGAGGACTGGGTTTGAGAGATATGTTGCTGATGCCATGATTGCTCCTTAAGTTCTGTTCTGATAGTAGATGATTGCTGTTACTTAGTTGTGGATTATGCGGTCTGGGCTTGGATAGCGCATTCAAGGTCGTAGCACGGATACAACGCGCCACCAATCTCAAGGCTTGACGGACGGCCACTCATGACGATAATTGACGAGCCAAGCACGCTTGCGACGATGCCAAGGATTGATCGGAGTACCGGCAGACCTGCAGGTCCAGAGCCAATGACCTTGATCGGGAACTCAAGGCGAACGATGTTGCCGTTTCCAGCAAACGTGGTAAAACTTGGAGCTTCTAAATAAACCGAATTAGGAACAAGACGTGTTGGGTCATTTATTACGCGGAGTCCAGACACAGCGGTCAGCGTTGCGGTGACGTCATCAATCGCTTCGTTAAACAGGTCGGTGTAGGCCATTAGGCAACCGCTGGACGTGGGATGCCAAGCAGCTGCTTGACGATCGGGGTCAGGCTTTGCTGTGGTGCCGAGCCCATGCCGTCAAACGTGGCGTACGTTGCCTCTATTGACCCTCTAGAGCGCCACAGAGCGGCGCAATACATCAAAGTGCCCAATGTTGCGTCACCGCCAGGAGAGGTCGTTAGAGAGTCGATATAGCCCGATTCCTGACGCCTGCGATATGCAAACTGATTGCCAGCCGACACGGATTGCGTGAGCAACGTGTAATCGTCCGATGGGTTTGTAATGGTTATGCCCAAAAATGACATGACCTGCGCGGCGGTTACCCATGTGCAAACAGGGTCATACGAAACGGTGCCAGACGCGGCGACACGCTCAACATTGTCGGCGGTCTTGGCGTAAAGCACTTGATCGGCAATTGGCAATTGGTAGTCGTAAAGCAGATCGCCCTGCGTGTCAACGCCAATAAACAAATACTGTGGCAATGCGCGCACCGTGTAGGTGCCGTTAAACGTGGCGTCAACGCCTGCGACCGTGATTGACTGGCCGACTGCAATTTCGCTGGGGGTCAGGAGTTGCAGTACGGCGAAGTCATCAATTAGGTACTTGTTTGTAACTGTGTAAGTAGCCATGAGCGGATGCTCCGCTCTCGACTAAGCCCAAGTAAGTTTTTGTGCAAGCGTGGCTTTTGCCAAGAACGATGATGCGTAGCCGTAGTACGAGAATGTCCTTGACAAAGTGCCAGGGTTTTCAACTGACATAAGGCCACGGATTTGCTCGTAGTACTCGGCTGCTGGTGCATGGAACACGACCAAGGTTTTTGCTGCCACGTTGCTGTCAACGATGATCTGCAAGCCCAATGGGTTTGTCGTTGACCAGTTGGTTACGTTGCCTGCGCCAAGCGTGTTGTATCCGCCAAGACCCGGTGCTCCAACACTTGGGAATACTGGTCGGTCATCCTTGTCAACAAGACTGCCAATTTTTTTCCATGTGTCAACGCCGCAAACGAGATGAGTTGGGAACAAGTTTGAACCGCTTGAAATGGCTGCCGCTGCTTCGTAAATGTCACTAATGAAACCTGCTGTCGTTCCACCCCAAGTACCCAAGGTTGTGGCTGCGGTAACAAATGAGTCAACTGCAAAGTTGTCAGTAGCAATCATGTATTGACCCATGAGGTCTTGCAAAATTTGCTGCATTGCTGCTGGCGATGTGAAGTCAATGTCCTGCACAGAAAGCGTTACTTGTCCTGCAAAAGTTTTCTTTGCAACCGAGTTTGCTGCAATGACCATTGTGCGAGCTGCTGCTGCACCAAATTCAACTGCACCAGTCTGTTCTGCAACTTCGGTGTGCGTGGTGATCGTTGGACGAATAAAGGTTTTTGACGATCCGCCATCTGGATAAGCGCGTGCGCCGATCGCAGAGATGAATGGTCGAATGTAGTTGATGTCTTGGAATACTGGCCCAAGTACTGGGATTGGCAAAAGACCAGGTGTATCGGTTGTTGCAATGTCTCCTGCGGCGGCTTCAAGGACGCTGCGCTTTGACTTGTTTGCTTCAACAAATGATTCGTTTACCTTGCGGAACGTGTCGCCACCAATGTGGTAAGCGGCCAAGTATTCGCCTGCCGATGGCATGCGGAACTCGCGCTTTGCTTGTGCAAATACTGGTGCAGTAGGGATGGTTGCCTCGACTGCGGTTTCGGTTACTTCTGACATTTCTGGTTTCTCCTCTACTGGGGTTACTTCTTCATTTAACACTACTTCTTCGGGCTCTTGGTGGATACTCGCTGCAACTTTGGTGATGTTTGCGGCATCGCCAAATGCGCCAATCGGAACTAGGGATAATTCCATCCAGTCGGCTGACTCGATGATCATTGTGCCTTCTTCGTCATACGAGAACTTGGTCGGGTTTACGCCAACCGAGACTTGGTCAATGGTGCCGTCTAAGGCCATAACCAAAGCGTCATTGCCAAGGGTCGTTGCGCTGATCTTGGCGCTAAACATCATGCCTTCTTCGGTGTCCACGCGCTCGGTGACAACGCCAACTGGCTGGCTGGCATCGTGGTACATGAACAGGCGTGGTGCTTTGCCTTCGACTGGCATTGAGCCTGGCTTAAAGATCACAGCTGTGCCATCGCTGACTACTGCCGGCACGTTGTACGGAACAGCGGTTCCCGAGATCGTGCGCTTTGGTGCATCGCCAATTGCGGCGTCAACCGTAAAATCTCCTGCAATTAACTTGATCATTGTGCTAACTCCTCTTGTGTGTTTTCTCTTACGATTTCTTCACGGTCGTCCATTTGATCGGCCATAAAGTTTTCTTCTAGGTATTCTTTAGCGTCAAACTCCACGTATGTTCCGCGCGGTAGCACGTTGTCCATTGACAGCGCCCCAGCGATTGCATCTGCATACAGTTTTACACCGAACAAATAAAGATCGGCGCGCGCCTGTTGGCTTGATTGATACGAATAAGCGCCAGTTGCAACGCCTACCAAATACGGCGGAACATTTGCCAGACGTGACATTTCAAGCGCCTGATATTGAGATGCCTCAATCAAAAGCATTTTGTCTGGTGTGCTGTTTGTTTCTGTGTACGTTAGGTACTGATTTAAAGCAGCAGTTTGATTAGAGGCACGCGCGGCATTGAACTGGGCTGCGAGATCAGCCAAACTTTGTGCATCTAACGGCTCTGAGTTTTCGGTTTGGCGCAAGATGCCAGCAGGAATGCTTGACGATGCGTTGCGGTTACGCGCTGCTTCAAGCTTAAGCGCGGTTTCAATTGCGCCAGGCGCCGAGTAGATCATGCCTTGCGCTGGCGACAAGAATTGCACAAGGTTTACTGGGTCTAACATTCCGCCTTGGAAATACACTTCTTTAGATGGTGCAAACCAAACTGGGCCAGCCATGTCTTGTGTCGTAATTGAGCCGGCAGGAAGTCGAGTAAACGTTGCAGGGTAGCCGTCAGCGGTGCGCGATGTAATGTACCAAAACGCGCGCCCAAACATCATCAAATCATCAAGTGTCCACGACATAAGAAATTGGAATGACACGGTGGGGTCTGGTCGGCGCATCCATGAACGTGGCGCAATGTAGATGCGTTCCATTTCTTCGCCGTTCCAAAACTCGTTGTATGAGCGCAATGGCATTGAGCCAATAACAGACGCCATTAAATCTCGAGCGCGGTTGATCGTTGGAACGCTGATTGCGCGATTGCGCGCTTCGCCTTCTTGGTAGGTGTAGTACTGACCGATCATGTTTACGCCAGCAGCGTTAACGGTGTAACCGCCACCAACCGCAGCTGTCACGCTTGGCGTGATGCTTATTGCTGATTTTCGGGTTTTGTTAAAGATCGCCATGTTCCTACTTTGTCATATAAGTGGCAACCGCGCATGACTTATCCGATTCCGACAAAAGGCAAGGTGCGCGGTCGCCGCGTTTATCTTAGTTATTTACCGCAACAAGCATGGGCTTTCCGCTATTAACTGGACGGGCACACATGC